CCCGCGTGGGCTCCACCCCACTCTTTCTGGACGAACGGACGTGTCCACGGCTTGCGGCCGTGTGCTAATCAATACACGAGCATGGGCACCGACGGGCTCGCGCGCGTAAAAGCAGCGCGGATGTTGTTGATGCCGGACCCAACGGTTGCGACCGTGTCAGCGATCTCCTTCATGCCATGTCCAAGTGACACTGCCTTCTCGACGCACTGGTTCCAAAGTCCGTCAGGCGTGACGCCGTGGTGGCTGTGAGATGCAACTGCGGCTGACCCGATGTCGAACCGGACCCGCCACTCAACACACACCAGATAGCTCAGCTCCTGTTCGTTCTGGTTCACGAAGACGATGGGGGCCATCCCGGCGGCATACGGCGCGCCGGAATATGTAAAAGCCCCGTCCGCATCGGTGGCTATCGCTTCGAAGTTGGAGAGAGCAGACATGTTGAGTGGGTATGAGTCGGCCTGCACACCCTTGAGGGCGAGCTTGCCACCAGCCATGAGTCGCGGACGCATGAAAGAAATTATCTCGGTGGATAAATCATTCCATGTCTCAGTCCGGCCACCCAAAGAGAGCCGAGTGTGGCAGACCGCGCCCCCGAAGATACCGCTCGCGTTCATCAGGGCAGTCGGTTTCATCACCTGCACGCTGAGGGCAGCAGGCACGCAAGTGAAACCGGAGCCCGTGACGCTGGCAACGGCAGGGGTGGGTATGGTGTAACGGTATGTGTTTGACGGCGCGTTGATGGACGTTGACGCTGTGCCCGCCCCCAGTGCCACCGTGTTCAGCCAAGAGCCGTTATCATCCACAAATGTCCCGAACTGCATAAACTTCCTCGAGGAAGTGATGAGCCCGGAAGTGCGGATGACGGTGTACGGGCCGACCGCACGGGGCAGCGGCAGATGGTACGGGTGGAAAGCGTTCCATCCGTTCATCGCCATACCATACCGTTGTGACCTGCGACTCATGGATCCAAAAGGGACGGCGACTGTTGCGCCTGTCCCTTGCGCTTGAACGGCGGGAGCCCCGGACCTCCGTCCGCGTCGCGGCATGCGCTTGCGGGGGAGTCTCTGAGGCCTGCGTCCGTTCGGCATTGTGGTATGAGCAGCACTCGGCGCAGAGCACTGAGCGTGGATCACTATAAAAGTTCCCTATTGGGATGTAAGGTGCCGCACTGTTGGCGGCTAAAGTACTGAGACTACGGTCCAGTGAGCACTTCAATTAGGTCGCTTTTGGCAACGAAAAACTGTACAATCACGGAGACTAGCGTCGACTGGCTTTCCAAAATGGTGCACCAGCCCTTCCTCGAAGAGGGCCCGGGTTAAGGTACCCGGTGACCGACCGTAACCATTCCCACAGGACCACTAACCAACCAACAACGCGTCGCCGCGAAGTGACCAGTGTTGACACGCCTAGCAAAATGCCGAACTGCGTGCCCAGGGACGGTGGTCTCGGGGGCAGGGAGTTTATAGGTGGCCAAACCATCCAGGACGCTACTTTCTGGATCCCCTGTCAGCCTCACCTCAGGTGCGCCGGTACACACCGCACAGGCTCGCCACTCTGGAGCTCCGGAACCAGAGTGAAGAAGAACAAGGCTGGCGCCCGTGGCCCTAATGGCCATCAAACAGGTGTCCCATCTCACCTGCGTGGGTCCCGGCCCGGCCTGGGAACGGGTTGTTGCATGACCCACACGCCATCTCAGATCAGGCATTTCCTCCTGACCCCCCCTTACGAAGTGCTCACTAATTATGCACAGGCTCGTGGCTTAGCCAGTCGCCCGATTGGGAGCGCCTACTCCCGCCATTTCTGTGGGAGAGCCTTGCTGAACTCATCCCACAGAATGGTGGCCTTCATATCCCAATCCCAGCAATATGCCTCGAAGGCGTCACGCTCCTCTTGAGTAATCCCACGTCCCAGCTTCTCAAGAAGCGCGTTCTCGTCCTCGGGGCTGCACATCGCGTTTTCGGCCTCGATCACGTCCTTGATGCCGTCTACGCTTTCCTCTCCTGTTCGCATACGCAGCTCGTGGTCCATTTCGGTAGCACCTTGGGCACACAACAGGTACTTCCTGGACACTGAAGGCACAAGCCCTGCGAAGTCATATGCTTTCGCCAGAGCCAGGCTGCGCCGGGCGTTGTCCAGCCCGGCATCGCCCATAGCGCCCGCTTTGACGAGCGTTTTGGCCATCGAGGAACAACTGACCCCGGCTTTCTGGAAGGTGCGGCCGATCTCGGGCGCGTAGTCACCGGTCGGCCCAAACTCGTCGAGCGCAACCTCAGTGCCCACGAACAGCCCCACCTTAGACCGAAGGAAGATCTTCATGTTGAATCCGGCCCGCTGCCAGAACTCGAGCGCATAGACAAACCTGGGATCCTTTTCGCTCTCCATCGGCGGAGAGATAGTCAACCCAGAATCGTCGCCCTCGAAGGCGCGGCGGATGTTGATGGTCTGTCCCCAGAAATCCTGGAAACCGGTCGCTGTGGCTGACACCGCCTTCTCAGGGTTCTTGCACAGGGCGCAAACCCAAAGCACATTATTGACCCACCAGTTAAGGCAGGATGTGCCGCGGTGCCCGGACCGGCGTATGGAGTCGATGACCTCGTAAACGGTCTTGTTGCCCTTCTCGGTAAGCCTGAGTTTCAGATGCTTCTTGCACGCGGAAACGTCGTGGGCCTCCACCCACTGCTCGGGTATGACGGCCTGCTCCCTGGCAATTTCAAGAATGCGGCGCAGCACCGGGTTTTCCACCATACCCCTAACCCGCAGGCTACAGGTAGTGTCCCAGGCGCTTCCATCACCCTCGATGAACGAGCACTTCGAGTCCTGGCGCAGGTGGTTGAGCACGCGTTTCATCGCACGCCTGCGCGAGGCGTGCTTGATGGACAGCTGCTCGTACCAATCGTACATCAGTGACTCGAAGCAAGCGACGGACACCAATGCCATGACCTGGCCGGCATCGCCGTCCGCGATGAGCATGCGAGGGGCTTTCCCCTCAGGCATCTGTTCGGC